AAAAAAGTCACTCATCGTATATGATTGTTGTGGGCCGCTACCTAGTGCAATCAACGGGCGAGCCGCATTGCGTAGATTTAAATTTGTAGGTACTTGTGTTCCATTAACATTTAAACCTTTAATAGTTTCTAAGTTCATACATACTTGTGCAAACTTTTCTACTGGAACAGTGGTAATGTTTTTAATTTGACCTACTGATACACCAAACGCACCAGCCGCAGTTGCTACGTCAGGTGGCAATATACCAGCTAAATATGATCCAAACCCTACAGGAAATTGTTGTATTATTGTTTCTGCCATATTATCTTACCGCATTGTCAAATGTATCATATACTTTGCCACCGTTACCAGTACTGGTTGTAGTTGTAAGAGCTGGTTCATTAGTAACAGGAGTAGTTTGATTTAAGTTTTCTGAAATTTGAGGAGCACCAGTTGGTGTCTGTGTACCAATCTGATTTGATACTTGTGGGCTATTTAAATTACCATTCACTCCGCCGCCACTATAGATAGGATAGTATGTCTTACTATTAGTTACAGCTTGCGTAGTATTATACACTGGAACTGTCAATGATTGATAGCTATTAGGGAATAACTTTTTAGGATTCAATAAATCAGCTAATGAGTCTAACCCTGCTGTCTTGCAATTTAATGGTATTAATACTTCAGCAAGACCATCACCTACAATAAGATTGAATGCCCCGTATATTTTACGTTCTTGTTCTGTTGTAGCAGGACTTAAGTTACCTAACAGTTGACCTAACTCATCTTGCTGAATCCCAGATGCTAATAATGCTAAACTTACATTTTTTGTAAGTGCATTATTTTTTACCATTGTTAGTAATAGATTAGATGGTAATCCAAATGTAGAAATTTTACTTAAATCAATTGCTTTACCTGTTTTAATTAAATCTTGTCCAAATATGTTTGTAGATAGACTTACACCAGTTATATCTGCTGTAATTAAATCATTCATATTACTATAAGTGCCATCTAAGAATGTTTTACTATTATCAACTGAAAGTATTGCATTGTTAGAATATTCTGCATAACTATAACAGTTCATCCAAGATTGTAAAAAATCTCTATAGCCTGCTGGATTGTTGACTGACCCTGTTCCCAATGTGCTATTGTAATTAAACTCCATCCAAGCCTGCAATGGCATTAGTCTTACGTATGCCCATTGTGTTGCTGGATTAGCTGTGGTGACACTTGATGTTACTGGTAAAGGACGATTGTTTTTATAATAAGAACCGCCCCAGCCTTTTAAATCACCTAATGTGAATGAACCTACACCATACGGGCCTATCTTTTGTTCCCAAGTATATAAAAATGATTTAGCATTACCTAATCCAGGTACTTGATTATCAATTCTAAAATTGCCGGGTGTTGTGGCATTACCGTAATTAGCAGTTATGTACACTCTAAAAGACAATCCGTTTACAGTGGCTATCTCCCAATTTCCATTATAGAATCCTGCAGGTACTCCGGGGTCAAGACTTGAAATATTTGAACCTTCAATTAAAATATAAGTACCGGGTGCAAGTTGAGGGCCACTACTGTATATTACCTCAAAATAAATTGTATCTGTATCCGGTATAACACCTGATGTTATACTAGTAATATTAACTGTAGTAGTTCCACCACCAATACTTATTAAGTTATTATATGTAGCTTGATCGGGCCATCCGTCATTTGGTGGCACAGGACCTATATCTTCGTGCCCTTTATAAGCCTCATTGATAGCATATGTAATAACACGTAATACAGTGTCTTGGCATACTTTACCAAAAGAAAATGACGTAAAACTTGTACTACTACCTGCATATGAAACAAAGGTAGGATTAATTTGCAATCCTTGTGCTACTAACAATGAGTTAAGACTATTAACTCCTAATGGGCTTTGTTTTCCTGTATCACTCATGGAACAAATACATCCGGGCTACCTTGTATCATATGATGACCACAGCTATTACCTGAACCAACTCTTGCTACGGCTATACCATCAGCAAACACAGTAGGACTACCATTTGTTACAATCGCACTTTTATGTGGACCTTTGAATGGTGCGTGAGGAGTAAGTTTGCTACCCTGTTGTCCAACTAATATTCCATTGGCAAACACAGTGCGAGCACCATTAATAATGGCACCTTTCATTTCATTCGTATCCCCTATCCTACTTATCTGTGGCATTAATTATCCTAATACAATTTTTTTATCTGGTACTTTGATACCAGTTGTTGCTTCTAAATACTTCATTCTAACACTATCGTCAGTTTCAGCATAAAGAGCAATACTACTAGTATTTAGCTTAAAATCACCCTTCGGATTTGCGGTGAATACGCTAGGGATCATTTGCATACCCTGTTGTGTAGGTGCGATAGAGACTGGTTCTTCAATAATAATGAAATCACCACCTGCTTGAATAACCTTAGCGATTAGTTCTTCTCCTGAGTTAAGTTTAAATGTATATACTGTGTTTGGTTCGATTGCTATTTGCATTGTGTTCCTTAGGCTGCAAGTTTTTCTTTGAGTTCTGTAAACCCACCCACAAGTTCATCTTCAATAAAGATTTGCGGTACTGTTCTGGCAGTTGGTACTGCTTCTAATAGTTCTTCTTTTGTGTATCCGTCACCAATCTTCTTTTCTTCGATTATGTAACCTTTACTTTTCAATAATGCCTTTGCTTGGTCGCAATAAGGGCAGTGATATTTACTCCAAATAGTTGCTTTCATTTTTATTCTCCTTTTTAATGTCTTGTCCAATATTTACATTTAGGAAATGTCATTCCTAAACCTTCGTCATACTCTAATATTGTATCTTTAGTAATATTATACTTATCTATACCTTCTTGTAGTTTTTCAGGAATCCAATAATCTATTCCTAAAAAATACCAATAATCATTACTATTATTAATAAACTCATGCATATCGTCTGCATGAAACGCAAACATCATACCTGATTGCAGTGGCACGTCTTGGTTGTTTATCTTAATAGAAATGTCTGGTGAACTTTGCTTTGTTGCAGTGTATATATAACGTGTGACACCTACTTGGTAAGGTAAAGTGTCTACGTGTGCTGAAATCTTACTACCAGGTGGACAATCCCAAACAATCATTCTACCAAATGGTCCAGTCTCTTTGTTAAACTTTCTAGCCATTTCAAATAGTTCTAATGACTTAGTGAATAAAGGATTATACTCGTACCCATTCAACGCTAAATGTATTGTACTTTCCTCATACAAAATGTTAAAGTTTCTATTAACAAAATGCAATCTTACATCATCAAAAACGCCTTTAGTAATATTTTCTGGATCTGATGTTCTGACCCCTTTATCATCTACTCTCCAATTAACTGCATGATGCCAATCTGGATCAAGCTGTTTAGCTGTTTCGATTTCTTTTGCAATAGTTTCTGCCCATTCAGGGAACTGACATACATTAAATATTGGGGAGTTCATCATATTCAATACTATCAGTCATCACACCAATAACATAGTTGGTTGATTCGTTTTCTTGTAATGCTGTTTGTTTCTTACTTGTGTCAACGTGTTTGTTGAACCAAGGAATAGGTGTTGTTTTGGGTGCGGGATTATTATATCTAATACCAATTTCTTTTAATGCAGATACAGCCGTGTAATCAACAAAGTCTTTCAACACAGTTGCATTTAATCCAATGACTGGACCCATCTTAAACAAGTAGTCTGCCCATTCTTTTTCCTCACGAATAACATCCAAGTAAAGTTGATAGACTTCTGCTTCACACTCAGATTTAACTTGTGCGAAACGACTATCTTCTTTAACTACTTGGTTAATAAGGTAGGCAGTCCAGCCTTTATGGAGAAGTTCATCTTGGAGAATTAAACTGATAATATTGCCATTACCAATAAAGATTTTGTTCTCAACCATTGCTAAACTTGTAGCGAATGATACCATAAAGCGGAATGCTTCCAATGCGTAACTGGCATGTAATGCCATGTAAATTGCTTTGATGTGTTCTTTCTCGTTCACATCTTGACCTAACTCTTTGCGACAATTAACTTTGTGTAGTTCATCATAATAACGACCAACACTACTTGCCATATCTACAATCTCTTTTGTATCGTGTATAGTATTGAATACATCTTTAGGAACATTATAAATGTTACGAATAATGTGACTATAACTGCGACTGTGAATGTTAGTCTCAAAGAAACTCCAGTTGTAAATCAATGCTTCTAGTTCAGGCAATGATACTACTGGAGTAAACACTTGACTAGGTGCACGACCTTGTAAACTATCTAGTGCTGTTTGACGTAATAGGTTACTAGTAAAGATATGTTTAACTGCATCGCTTGCTTCTTTGAAGTCATTGGCATCTTTAGTAAGACTGACTTCTTCCGGCACCCAAAAGAAACCACGTGCTGTTGTTTCAAAGTCTGCAATCTTTTTGTATTTTACTTCTTCAAATCTTTGAATGGTTACGGGACCTTCCGGGTCCAAAAACATTTTTCTATTCAAATAATCTGTCTTAGTGTGTAAGTTGTATTGTTGTTTTGACATTATTGTTTCCTTAAAGCTTACAAGCTTCGCAATCTTCTTCATCCATATCATTAAAGCCGCTTGGCAAATCTAATACAGTTTCGTCTTGGCTCTTACTACCTGCTTTGTTAATCAAGCTATAGTAGAATGTCTTTAGTCCCCAATGGTGTGCCTGCATCAAGTTCTTAGCAATCAATGTTGTAGGAACTTTTCTCTCAGGGAAATGTGCTGGATTATAAAACGTATTAGTACTTATGCTTTGGTCAACATAGGCTGCAATCACTGCCGCTGTCTTTAAATAACCATCACAATCTTTTTGATCCCACATCATTTGATATTTGTTTTTCAGTCTATGATATTCTGGAACAACTTGTACAAAACTTCCTGCTTTACTTTCTTTAACTGATATCAAACTCATTGGCATTTCGATACCGTTAGTAGAGTTAATAACGACACTACTAGATTCTACAGGGGCGACAGCCATTTGTGTAGCATTACGGACGCCATAACTACGCATCATTGCACGTAATCCTTCCCAATTTAATTCGGGTTCAAAGTTTGCTAACTCGTTAACACCTTTGGCACGTAACTCCCAGGGGAATACACCTTGTCCATAACGTGTCTTATCGCTATGCTCACACCGACCACGTTCTTGTGCTAGTTCTACGCTTGCTTCAGTTAAGTAGAAGGATAAGTGTTCCATCCACGTCTTGACTTCAGCCAAGGAATCTTTTTCTCCGTATCTGAGGCTTCGCTTGGCGTGCCAGTAGGCAAGATTAGTAATTCCAATTCCGAGAGGTCTGATTTCGTCGTTGGAGAGTTTAGACTGGATGGAAAGAAAGTCTTGATAGTCAAGAATGTTATTGAGGCTACGATGCAATATGCGACAAGCACGGCGCATGTCTTCTGGGTTACGGAACGCACCCCAATTGATTGAGCCCAAAGTGCAAAGTGCGATACGACCATCGCTGTCATCCAAACGTTTAAAGGATTTAGTAGGTAAAAGTATTTCACAGCAAAGATTACTCTGGTAAATTGTATGATATTCAGGATCAAATGGTCCTTGATTCATTACGTTATCAACGAACACTAAGTAGATACGTCCTGTATCTGTGCGCTCTTTAAGAATGCCTGACTTGAATACTTCTTCAGCACTCATTGTTTTCTTACGCAAGCCTGATTGCTTTTCGTATTTCACATAGAGTTCTTCAAACAGTTCTGTATTACTATAGAATGCTTGATAAAGATCAGGAACTTCATTTGGATCAAAGAATGTTATTTGTTCTTTGTTTTTAAATCTTCTCCAGAAGAAAGCACTAAGCACAACCCCATAATCCATATGACGGACTCGGGTTTCGTCGGTTCCTTGGTTGTTCTTAAGAACAATAAGGTCATCAAACTGATGATGCCAAATAGGATAAAAAACAGTAGCACTTGCATTACGAATACCTCCTTGACTGCAACTACGTAAATCGCCGAACCATTTCTTTAAGAATGGTATCATGCCGGTGTGCATAATTTCGCCACCACGAATAGGACTACCTAATGGTCGTAGTCTGCCAATCTCTAAGCCAATGCCAGCACGTTTACTAGCATATTTAGCCATCATTTCACCTGAAGCAAATATACTGTCCAAATCATCGTCACTGCGGATAAGTACGCAACTACTAAACTGTTTAGTAGGAGTCCCAAGACCAGCGAGCACAGGAGTAGCAAGAGTGAACAACCCATCACTGGCTGCATTATAATATTCTTTGATATAACGCATACGGGCGTTATTAGGTTCTTCACTATGAAAGACTGTAGCGGCTGCAACCATGTATCTGATTTGAGGTGTTTCATAGATTTCTTTCGTACTTCTATTCTTTACTAAGTATTTTTCAATCAATTGTTCAATGGCGGCATAAGAATATTGTTCGTCTTTAGAATGATCCAACATATCATTCATCTTGTCCCAATCAGATTCATTATACCAATCTAATAGTTCACTAGTATACAATCCAGTAGCTACATTCTTTTTAACTATTTCGTAGAGGTGAGGTACTGTATAACTTCCATATACATCTTTTCTTAACATACTCAATCGTTGCTTACCTGCAACATATTGATAGTTAGTGTGACCTACATCTGGATTTTGTTCTACATCGATTAAATCTACAATAGCACGTAATGTTATTTCATCAATCTGATGGGTGGTTATACCATCATAAAAATGAAGTTGTGATTTTATTTCTATCATTGATGGGCTAACGTCTGCTATCCCTTTACATACTTTTGCTACTTGTGCTTGCCATTTTTCTAAATCTAGTGGCTCTTTACTACCAGAGCGTTTGATAACGTTTATCTTCATGTTCTACCTATTTTTTTAATTATTGTTTGTAAATCTAATTTTTGTACTACTTTAAAATCTTTTAGTTTATTACTTATGACCGTATTAGGCCAGTAATTCAGTATATATTTTGCGTTATCAACTAGGACTAATACTACATCTTCTGCT